ACAGGCACAGAAGAAGCCATTTGGACAGGTGCGGATACAGGCACAGAAGAAGCCATTTGGACAGGTGCGGATACAGGCACAGAAGAAGCCATTTGGACAGGTGCGGATACAGGCACAGAAGAAGCCAATGTCTTGTATAAATGTTCAAGTGCATTTTCTAATTTAAAAATCTTATCTTCTTGATCTTCAATACGTAAAAGTAATTTTTCAATCTGAAGCTGAAGCCTTTTTTGTTTAGAAGAAAACCAAAATACAACTCCAACCAATACAATAATTTCAGTAATAATATGGACAATTAGGGGATTTTTTATAGTTGATAAACCTAACATTTTTATGTAGGGTTTATTTGATTTTAAATAAAGAAAGAATGTTGACATGTATTTTGGAAAAATCAAATATTTCTACAAAAAAATTCAAGGTCACTATTATCGACCCCAAAACCCAAACAAAACGAATTGTTCAATTTGGGGCAAAAAATTATTCAGACTATACCATACATAAAGATTATGAAAGAATGCAAAGATATAATTTACGCCACAAATCCAGAGAAAATTGGACGAAAAGTGGAATTTATACAGCTGGTTTTTGGAGTAAACATTTATTATGGTCAAAACCCAGTTTAAATCAAGCTATAAAATATATGCAGGAAAAATTCAAAATTAAAATTATAAAACAACTTTAAAGATATTTAAAATATTATTCATTAAAATAAATCTTTAATGTCTATTGAATATTTTGAAATAAATAGTGCATATCGCAACCGAAAAGTATGGCCTAACCCTGCAGATTTTACCATAGAAATTTCCCAAAGTGGAGTGGCGAATCGTTTAGAAGCCTCAGACCCAGTATGTGATTCATCTATATTGATTAGTTGGTCTCCATTTGTTATTCCTATTACAGGAAATGTTGCACCTTTTCCACCCGTTCCATACATAGGAGCTACTACTGCTGGGAATGTAGTTGTGATTCGTTCAGCTGCAGGTTTTGTGGGAAGTGATATTGAAAATTATGGGTCAGGACTTGTCATTGAATTTAATAATGTTACTCCAAGTTATTTTAAGCGTGCCCGTATTCTTTCTTGGAGATTTCTATGTACTATTACAGGGCAAGATTATATTGAAATAACATTAGACCAAAATGTAGATGTTCCCAATTTATGTCCATTTATTATTCGAGATCCTACAGACTTTTCTGACCCCAATCGACCACTAATGTTTATTCCCACTGGAGCAAAAGCTGTAAATTTTTATGTCAATAATTATATTCAAAATCAAACCCTAAATCAATGGCTACCTATACAATATTATGAAGGTGAAAGCACACATATAGCCATTATGGATTCCACACTTCCACTAAAACCAGAACAATCTCAAAATTATACTCCTGGAACTTGGACTACAAATCATGTTTATTTATTAAGAAAAGAAATTCCCACAATCACAGGTTCAATCGTAAATGTGATTTCTTCTACCCAAATTCAACTTGCTGCGAATTCATCAACTATTGATGACTTTTATGTGGGTAGTTTTATACGAAGTAGAACTACCCTTAACCCCAACTCTTCTCGAATTGTTCGATATAATGGAACTACCCAAGTTGCAACACTGGAAAACCCATATGTTATTGCTATAGGAAATCCATATGAAATATTATCTTTTACCAGAGATAATGAATATCCATTTCAATTCTCAGGTAGTTTAGTCTCTCTTCGTGAAGCTGTATGTTATGATGTTCAATTGTTAAATTTGGTCTTACCAAATACTTACTTAAAAGTTGGTTATGGTTCAAGAGCTATTTTTTATCCTTATCTTTATGTCGAATTAACTGCAGTAAGTAATTCTGAAAGACAAGGACCAAATTCTATTTGTAGTAATAATCCAAATGCAAGAAGAATGTTGTTTCGTGTATTGATCAATGATTCTACAAACTTGTCTACATCCCCTTTTATTCGATTGGATGGAGGAGGTATGGTCCAAAGAATAAAGTTATTACCTGCGGATAGTTTCCATTTTAGTGTCCATCTTCCAAGTGGGGAAATTTTTACAACTATATCATCTTTTGGGTATGTAAATGATGGTATAGTGTTTTATTCCGCTGCAGATGAATGGATGAGTCCCCTATATCCAAATCCATTCAATCAAATCTCAGCCATGTTCTCATTTAAAAGAATCGAACAAGGTTCTCGTTAATATTTTAATATTCGTATATTTGAGAAAAATTTCAAAAAAATCTTTTTGAAATTTTTACTCCCAATTTACTCTCGTTTTTACCTAATTCCAATATAAAATGATAAATCACGTCTTAAATTATGTTTTATTCTTTCACAATCATCATCATAATCTGATATTGTTATTCCCCAATCAGAAATAATAGGGGTATTTCCCCTAAACATAATATTACCAGAATGAATATCCGTAATATATAGTTTGTTCTTTTTTGCCAGTAAACAATCATTTTCAATTTTAAGTGAAATTTCATCCACAAAACCTAAATGTTGTTTGTATGTTTCATTTAATATTTCTTTGGATTTATTCTTTTTTTCTATACGTTCGAAATATTCTTTCAAGGTGAAATCTAATTTTTCTAGAATAAAAATTCCGATCTGAACTTCCTCATAATCAAAATAATAAGGTAATTTTACTTTACAAATTCTAAAATCATAAAACTTGGGTCCGATTTTTAACTCTGATGCTTTGCGGAGATTATCTGCTTCTTTTACAGCATCACCTATACGTGTTTTATCCAATAAATATTCTGAAGTTTCCTTGTCTAGGATATCTCTGTTTACAACAAGCTTCATTACACATTCTTTGCCTTTGTATCTGACCGCATATACAGCTCCATAAGATCCTTTTGTTAGATATTGATCTACAATTATATCTTGAAGACACGAGCCCAATTCTCTAAATTTAGCTTCGGGATGATCTAAAAATCTTAATACTTGTTGAGCATCCCCTAAATGGGAAGTGGACCTAGACTTGGGTTTGGAAGTGGACCTAGACTTGGGTTTGGAAGTGGACCTAGACTTGGGTTTGGAAGTGGACCTAGACTTGGGTTTGGAAGTGGATCTGGACTTGGGTTTGGAAGTGGATCTGGACTTGGGTTTGGAAGTGGACCTAGACTTGGGTTTGGAAGTGGACCTAGACTTGGGTTTGGAAGTGGACCTAGACTTGGGTTTGGAAGTGGATCTGGACTTGGGTTTGGAAGTGGATCTGGACTTGGGTTTGGAAGTGGATCTGGACTTGGGTTTGGACTTGGGTTTGGACTTGGGTTTGGACTTGGGTTTGGACTTGGGTTTGGACTTGGGTTTGGAAGTGGATCTGGACTTGGGTTTGGAAGTGGATCTGGACTTGGGTTTGGACTTGGGTTTGGAAGTGGATCTGGACTTGGGTTTGGACTTGGGTTTGGACTTGGGTTTGGACTTGGGTTTGGAGATGAATCTGGACTTGGGTTTAGACTTTTTAGTACACCCCCTACCCACGATCCATTTACAATTAGAAGAATTGATACAATTTGCCTTTCGTTTTTTAGAACAACCTACCATTTTATTATATGGATTAAAAATTACGATTTCGCTAATCCTATGATCCCACATGCAATACGGGTGGATGCATTCCCAGTTGTAATCGATTCTGATTCCAATTTTTGAATCATGCTTTTCCTTGTTCCCAATGGATATCCCAATGTTTTGGTTATTTTTTGTAAAGATTCCAAATCCATGTCTCGATATGCAACAAAAACCCCATTCGAATCAAAAATACCTCCTAAACCATAATCATCTATAAACTTGTGTATAACCACACTTCTACCCAAAATACACTTTGAATTTTGAAAAAGAGAAAGTTTATTTGTTTTAAAATTAAACTTAAACTCACCCTTTGAATCGGCTTGAAAATTATTAAATAAATCCCCTGCATGTCCAAGTTCATAATGGGAATGCACTTTTTTTGTTGGATTAAAATGTCCTCCTAAAGATATACAACCTTGGCTCAAATCTCCAAATTCATGGATATGGATAGCATGGGTAGAATATGGGATGAAACCTTTTAAATCAAATTGGATACATACTGAATGGTTGGTGGTGAGTTGATAGAATAGAATTGTTCCTGAAATATTATTATTTATTTTTGGGTCTAAATTTACGATGGCCTTCATATTTATTTTGATATTTATTATGATATTTATTTTGATATTTATGATATAATATTTGTTTTGTATTTTTGGATAATACTCATAAATTCTTCATATGCCTTTTTCCGATTAATATATGAAGTTCCTCCAGACATGATTACCTTTCCCGAATAAAATACAAGAAATGTATTGACATAACACTTTGATATTTTCTTTTTTTGTTCTTTGGGACTTAGGGTGTGGATATACTCAATTAATTTGGTATTTTTTGAAGTCCATTCTTCATTTTCAAAGGTATATTGTTCAATAGTCATTTCTTCTATGGGTTCTTCTTTTAGGGAAATTTTAATATTTACTCCAACATAACCATCACTTGTTTCCAAAATAGAAATATGTTTGGTTTGGGTATTGATAATATGATTTAATGTTTCTCGGTTAATCTGAAAACCAATAGAAAAATTAATATTACACATTACAGGTATAATTTTTGCTTGAAAAACTTTATGCTCTGTATTCCAAGCCCATACAGAAGTTGAACGAATCAAATCCCAAATATATTTTAATATTTTTACAGCATAGCTGGTTTGATTACAACCCGTAATTTGCAATTTACCCTTGTTGGATACTTTGATATTTATAAATTTAGTATCTATTTTCATAATTAGGGTGACACTATTTAAAAAGTATTTTTCTTTTATTTTCTTAAGAGGAGTTCCCTTGTATTCATGTTTATATTGAGCAAAGAGAACAGAACCCTCGTGTATTTCTTGGGGGGATTCTATTTTTGTTTTGGATTTCCCAATAGAAACTTTGGGATTGGGAAAACAATGAATAAAATTATAAAATTGTTTGCAATCAATGTTGGTATTCATTGAAATAATTAGGGTTTGGGTTGAGATTGAAAAGTTATCCATGTGTTTGTTTTGAAAGTGTATAATACTTGATTATCGGATTCAATTTAATAAAATGTTCATCCCATTTAAAACATTATGAGTCATTCATTGTTTGATATTCATCACCGAAATTTTGAACAATATTTCAACCAAAATAAGGACAAACCTTGGAAAGAATGGTTGGTCCAGGCCGATAAACACAAAGAATTAAATGATGGAAAACAAGGTTTTACTGGTATTTTACAACACCCTACAAATAAAAATATGTGCTGCCTGTATAAAATTTCAAAAGCAGATGATAACCTGATTGATCATGAATATGAAATTTTAAATCAGTTAAAACCCCTAGCAATGTATTGCCCACATATCCATAATGTATATGGAATTCTTTCTTTTGATACCAACTTGTTCATAGACAACAATCCTCTCAGAATCGAACCCAAAGAAAAGATCATCAAAAGAGACATGCTTTTAATGCAATTTATCTCCCACAAATATAACTTCAATCAAATGATTGAAGATGAAACCATAAAAGATGAACATATTATCAACATTATGAAACAGGTTATATTAACTATTTATATGGCCCAACAATATAATTTTACACATTATGACTTACACAGCGAAAACATACTTGTCCGTAATTGTAATCCAAATTTATTTATTCTATATATTTTTGATCAAGCTGAATACTTAATCCCTACAAATGGCTATATTTCAAATATAATTGATTTTGGATTTTCCTATTGCAATAATCCATCCCTAACTTGTACCCTTGTACATACCCAATATGGATTTACAAGTTCCAGATTTGATCCCTACGCAGACATAAAATTGTTTATGGTTTCTGTAGTGGATGATATTTTTAGGGAAGAAAAAAGAAAGAAAATTTCAAATCGACTGGCCAATATTGTTCGAAATATATTTTCAGGTATGAATATCCATTGGTCTTCAGGTTGGGATAAATCTAAATTAGTAAGCCCGGTCAAGATTATACGAGGATTAATTTCAGATTATGTAAAAGAATCAGTATTATTTTCAACAACAGATATTTGGTTTGATACTATACAAATATTGATTGATCTACCCCTAAACCCTATGGATTATCATAATTTGGAAACTTGCGTAAAAAGTTTTATTGAAGAATTTGTAAAATTTGAAGAACGCATTTCAAGCAAAACATTACTCAACCACGTATTACGTATATTTGTAAACCTTGTAAAAGAATACCGAACTTCATACTTGAGGGGTGGAGAAGAAACAGAGTGGAGCATCTTTGAAATTAAAAAACAATTTTTGGAAAAATACACCCAATTGGTAAATTATCATGTTCCATCTATTGATTACGACAAAATGATTTGTTCTCTACTTGTAATGAGCCAATGCTTGGAAGGATTATTTTACGAATATTTAGAAAAAAGATATGCCGAAAAAGACAAACAATACCAAATCATGAGGGTTAAAAACATACTTGACTTTTATCACGTTCTTGAACATAATTTTGAAAATACTTGCAAATATAAATTAACCCATAAATCAAATATATTAATTGTAGATCATATCCACAAACAATCTAAAACGATTAGCCTAACCAAAGAAGATTTTCAAAAAATACAAACCCTAAAAGAAGATTGGGATTCAATTTCTAAATTTATTCGTAATACTTATCTTTCTACTTTGATCGAGTCATGATCAAATGTCTACGTCCATTCTGGTCTTTTTCATACAAAGAATACTTGTTTCTTTCATATACATGGATCAACATTTTTGAATCTTTCTTTTCATGTAGGGTTAATGGATAATGATCTCTATTCTTGGAAGGTAATTCACCCAAACACCAAATATCTTTCCATATAAATCCAGTATCATTAGGCATATTTTTCAATTTTTCCCGTAAATGATTAGGTAAAGATCTACAATCCTTGAGGTAGAAATGTTCTTCTCGATCCATGTTTACATTCCTAACATAAGTTGGGTTTGCTTCTTGAGTATGTTTAGTTTGTTTAAGATTGGGATTGGATTGAGTAATTTGTTGATTTAGTTTTTCTTGTTTCTTTTTTTGGGTAGTCTTACTTTTTGCTTCAATCATTTTCTTATTATTTTCAAGTTGAATTTTTAATTGTTCTTCATATACACCCATATCTATTTCGTTTAACGTATTTTGTAATTGGGAAATTTTTTGCTCAAAATTTTCAATATCTTTTTCATATCTTGAAATTACAAGTTGATTGTTTTTTTGGGATCTGAGGCGACCAATCACTTCTTGGGAACGAGTGATACTTTTTTCAAGTTGTTGGATTTCCTGTTCGGTTTCTGCTCGAATTCTTCGAATCATTTTTGTTTTATTTTTAAAACAAAAGGTAATGTTTCAATTTAAAAACACCCACTCAAATTATCATACGAAAATTCTGATGAATATTCTTGGTCCTTTACATCATCCACATTATATAGGGCATAATAAGCAAGTTTACATTTTGGGTCGGGTTTTTTCATTTGTTCAGACACACATTTTGCAAATGAACATAAATCTGGTTTGTTGGTGGATTGCAGCTCACATGGACAAGAACGATCGAATGAATATTGATCATATAAACATTGCTTACATTCTTCTGGGGCGGAATTAAAATCTTTTGTTTGATAATATTTTTTACATACAGACTGATTTACATCTACGCCTGGAGGAGGAACAAGATATTGTTTTTCTGCTCCAAAATGAGGATAATTGATTGATCTCCCACATGGATTTAAAGATTTTGGGTAATTACTCATTTATCTTGTGGATAAAAAAGTTAAAGATTTGTAAGTTCAAGAAAATTACACTCATGAAAGATAAAAATAATGTAGATATTTTGCAAATCGATCGAAATCTTAAAAAAGAATTAGTAGAACATCCAACACACCCAACACCAGAATTTTCTGGATTTCCACAACCAACACACACCCAAGACATTACTATTACGGATTTTATAAAAGAAAAAATCCAAGAACAACAAAAAACAAAAAACGAATACACTGAGAAAAATAACAAAAATTTTTATTTGTTGGATACCTCTGAAATCATACAAAATTATATGCAAACTTTACAAACCCCAATCAAAATTGATTTCATGTCTTCTGTTGTAGATATGGAAAATAGTAAAATCAACCAAGAAAAGGAACAATTGATTGAAGATTACTTGAATGTGGTTCGAAATTACTCTACAGATTCATCCATCCCATTCTCCATAAAAGAACAATTGATTCATCTTCATACAAATAATAATTTAATACCCACTGAACAACAAAAATGTTCGATATGTGATTCAACAGATATTACTGAATCTACAGATTTTTTAGGCATAATGATTTGCTTAGATTGTGGAAACCAAGAAACAACCCTAAATCTTGCAAATAGTATTCGTTTAAATCACAATGATTCAAAACGAGTCAATTTATGCTCTAAATATTCTTATGATAAAAAATCACATTTCCTAAATTGTATCAACCAATACCAAGGAAAACATAAAGCAAAAATCGACCAAGAAGTGATCGATCTGATCATTGCTGAATTAGATAAATATAAATTAATTGATCATTCCAAAAAAACCAAACGAGCCAAATTTAAAAACGTAACCAAAGAACACATTTTCCTATTTATCAAAGAACTCAAACTCACTAAATCTTATGGAGATATTAATTTGATTTATCATCTTATTACAGACAACCCATTACAGGATATTACTCACCTACAAGATAAATTACTCCAAGATTTTGAACAATTTGTTCAAATGTATTTCAAAATGTTTCCCATAGACACTGAACGAAAAAATTTCAATTACCAACACCTGCTATACCAACTTTTAATGCGACATAAAGTTTCCTGTGATCAATCTGATTTCAACTTTCTAAAAACAATTGAAAGAAAAACATATCACGACCAAATCTGCCAAAAAATTTTCGAAGAATTGGGTTGGAATTACACTCCTCTTTTTTAAAATAAAAAATTGATTACATTAAAAAACATCCCACTATACATAAACCCATAAACCATGTATCAATCTTTTCCAGATTCGTATTCTGTCCCTGTTTATGAAATTCCCTACGATAAAAGACCCAATACTAACACTCGATACAAAAATTTTAAACAAACCCATTTTACAGCTGGAGATATTGAACAATTTTATCGAAATTTAACTAAAAAACCAATCCATATTAGATCGTCTGATCAAGCTCCCAGCAAATTATGGGAAAATTATAATATCTCGGGATCTAGTATCCAAAATACTTTTGAATATATTTTTTATAAATTTAAAAAGGGTATTTTCATCCAAATTCGAAATGGAAAACTGGAAACTTTTTTACCTTTTAGTAATCATTTTTTTGTAAACGAATGGTCTGATCGAGTATCCCTACCTGAACATTTAAAATCACACCCAGATACCAAAATACTTCCAAAAAGATTTTGGTATACAAACAATGGATTGATCCGATTCGAATCCCCCATCAATGAAACTGACACGGGTCATTGCCAACTCAAACATATGTTCCAGGAATTATGTAATCAATATCAAGATTCTATTCCAGATATTGATTTTTTTATCAACAAAAGAGATTTTCCCCTATTGAAAAAAAACAAAACTGAACCCTATCACCATATTTGGGATAATGAAAACCAACCCCTAGTCTCCCATTGTTATGACCAATATGCCCCTATTTTATCTATGGTATCTTGTAAAGATTTTGCAGACATATCCATTCCAACCACAGAAGATTGGACTCGAATAATGGCACAAGAACAAGTCTTTTTTGCAGCAACCAAAAGAACAATCAACACCACGGATCAATTTGAACAAAATTGGTCTAGAAAAAAATCAATAGCAGTGTTTAGAGGCTCAAATACAGGCATTGGAACAAATATAGAAAATAATCCCAGACTCAAACTTTGTCATTTATTTGGAAAACATCCCCTGTTTGATGTTGGTATCACAAGTTGGAATCAAAGATATCGAAAAGTATATGGACAAACTGAAATTACCCAAACCAATCCCAAACAATATAATTTTATTGTTAAACCCCTCACCCTAAACGAACAATCGAATTACAAATATATTATTCATGTTCAGGGGCACGTTCAAGCCTATCGTTTAGGAATGGAATTGGCATCTTATTCTGTAATTTTAATGGTTGAATCAAAGTATAAGTTGTGGTATGAACATTTATTAAAACCTTGGGAACATTATGTTCCTGTTTCTGAGGATTTATCCGATTTGGAAGAAAAGGTAAATTGGTGTATACAAAATGATGAATTATGTAAAACAATCAGCCTGAATGCACGCAAGTTTTATGAAACTTATCTTAATCGAAAGGGGTGTATGGAATACTTGTTTGGATTATTGAAACAACTTGCTTGTTGTCGAACAAGCAATCCCATTCAAACCAGTCGACAGAAATATACAAAATATGTGTATGCTATCCCTTCAAAACCCTCGGGTATGTTTAGAAAATTAGAGGATACCTCTGGGTCTATGAAAAATGTTAGAAACAAAATATTATTCAATAATGCAAACACAAAAATCGAATTTGTTGGGAATCAAATGATCAAAAAACAATCCAAATCTTTTCGAATTGAACATGAAAGTTTTATTGGATATTTTTGTATAAATCGAATCCTAAGAGAAATTCCCAACTTTAATTATACATATAGTCGTATCCACCATGATCAAATCTTAACCGAATATATTCCAGGACAAACTCTACTCCATTGGATTCAGAGTCCAACTTTTAATCTAAATGATTGGTTGTTTTATACTATGCAAATTATGTTGTCTATTGCAGTTGCCCAAAGACTGCATTTTTTTATGCATAATGATTTATGTCCTTGGAATATTATCCTACATCCAACCAAGGAAAAAACATTAAATGATTATTTAGTTGCTCTACATTCAGTGTATCGAACAACTTCAAAAATAACACCCATAATCATTGATTATGATAAATCAAGCTGTATTTATCAACTACAATGGTTTGAACCTTCTTCCACACATTTAAAATATTCTACTTTTCAGGATTGTATATGCTATCTAAATACATCCATTTACAATATTGTTCGTTTTCAAAGAAATAGATTATCTATAACTGAACAAAGAATATTACTTCAAATTTTTAAAGATACACTTACAGACTCTGTATATTGTCCTGTAGAAAATATACAACAATTCCAAGATATGGTATATTTTTTAGAAGAATCCCATAAATATGCACATATTACATTTTCTTCTAAAGGGGAATTACACAAAAAAACTCCCATGGATGTATTTAAGGTTTGCTCGGGCTGGTATCAACCCGAAAAACAACCCGATCAGTCCATACAGGCTGACCAGGCTGTTCAGGATGTTCATTTTGTAGAATATACAAATTTTACAAATAATATTCAGTTTTACAAATCCCTACAACCCAAATTTGAACATCTTTCCCAAATCCTACAAAATCCCTTATTAAAAAATTATATCCAAACCAAATTTCTTGGGACACCCCAAAAAACTAAAAAACATTTAAAAAATATAAACATAGAACTCCCCCTAATGGACGAACAATATACGGGATCTCGGTTATTTTTCTATCCCACATACTACTTAGACCATATCAATCTATTTTTAGAAATGATACACATGAATATTTATTCTGAACAAAATCGAAATAACCTATATGAACAACTCAAACCCTATTTAAACACCAGAAAAGAAATTTTATCTTATTCAAAATATCTCGCAGATTTTAAATTACAAAAAAATATTTTCTAAATTTAATATTTATCACTATATTAATAAATGAAAGATTTGTTTGTTGCATTAATTGGTGTAATTCTTGTTAGCACATTTGCATTATCTAAAAAACTAAATTTGGTTGAAAACTTTTGGCAACTCCCTGCCCGAACAATTAAAATCGATAAAGAATATTCCCTAAAATCCCAAGACGAACACAAATATGGAGCTCCCATGTATTCCGTCCCACCCAACTACCAATCTGTTCTTACACCCAGATTTTCAAATGTAGATTATGGAGCTTATATTCGCTATAATCTTCCCAACATGGATAATCTTGCTTCCCCCCAAAATCCCCTAACATATGGTCCTAATATGTTGGCCAACCTACCCGCTGCTGGAATGCCCTCATGCAACCAAGTTGGAATGGGTGAAAGAAACAACATGGAAAATTATGAACCCATCTTGTCTTTCAACCAACAAAGAGCCCCCCAAATGCCAGCCAACCCCCAACAGGCTGCAATGATGAGACAGCAAACCCAAGCCATGGCAGATATGGGTGTAGTAAAGGCCAGAGAACAACCTCCAGTTAGTGTCCAATCCGCTGGGGGACTGGTTGAGCAACCCATTGTTTATGATCGATTCGTATTCGCAAACCAAAAATCCAGACTTTATGGTCTCGGAGACCCTATTCGCGGGGACGTTAAGTGCAATCCGGTTCAAGATGGTTGGTTTAGACCTTCAGTTCATCCAAACATTGATTTGAGGGCTGGAGCTATGCAAATATTAAACGGAATCAATAATGACATTCCTAATCAACTCAGTGCTTTACAGGCTGAATATTCTCACGGATATAACAAACAGAATGCTTATGAACAAGTGGTCGCCCCTGCTTTGGCCCAAAAAGAACTTAGTTTAGGAGCTGGTCAAGGGGATATTAATGTGGTTGCATTCCCTTAAAGTTGAACTGAATAAATTGAAAAAAAGTTTAAAAATATCCAAATATTTTTAAACCCATGTCAGACGAAATTAAAAACGAAAACGAATTTAACGAGTTTGAAGATCCTCTTGAACTCGAGTTTGGAGAGGATGAGAATAAAGATGAGACCATAACAAAAACTTGTATTGTCTATAAAATTTTCTGTAAAATTGAAGAGAGCGTCCCGATTTATATAGGTTCTACGACTCTCAAAAACTTAATCAAAGATGGAAGGGACATAAAAAATCTTTCAATGATATAAAAAAGGGTAAAAGTTCGAAGACAATTTCTATTCATCCCTATTTTGAAAAATATAACGGAATAGATAATTTTCAAATAGAATCTTTAGAACAAGTCAAGATTACAGGTGTTCGAAAAGAAATTTTAAAACAAATTCGAATACTTGAACAAAAATGGTTGGATAAATTTAGAAATGAAAGTATAGAAATTTGTAATAAGATGAAGGCTTATTTATCCGAAGAACAAAAGAAACAACAACAAAAGGAATACCAAAATTCAGAAAAAATACAAGCTTGGAGAAAAACTCATACAGATTGTCCTTGCGGTGGAGCTTTCGATAACACTCATAAAAGTCGCCACGAACAAACTCCCCAACACCAAAGATGGTTGAATCCAACTGCTCCAATCATTCCAAATACAATTTTTTGTGAATGTGGAGGGAAATATACAACTGATCACAGGAATGAACATTTGAATAGTATAAGACATAAGGAATGGGTAGAAACTGGTGAATTGAAACAATCGATTAATGAATCCTATAAATGTGATTGCGGAGGTGATTACACCCTTGCACATATTTATTCCCATGAAAAGACCAAACAACATCAAAAATGGCTTGAAATCAAAGATGTGAATAAGATCGTATGTAAATGTCTTGGAACATATACTACAGAAGGACATTTGCAGCATTTACAGAGCAAGAGACATACAGACTGGGAAAAAATAGATGAACCAAAAACATGTCCTTGCGGTGGTTCGTATTCCAGAAAGCACGCTGCCAGACATCAAAAATCGAAAAAACATCAAGACTATTTACAGACTTTACAGACCCTTAATCCAGAGCCAGCAACTGCTCCCATTTCCGTTTCTTAACCCAATCCCCCCTTAAATAAAAGATAAACATTTTAGAAATTGCGAACAATAATTTCAAGATTTCCATTCGAATTAGCAATCCATCTCTCAACTTCATGTGCATTTCCTTCTCTTGTGTTGAAATATTCTCTTAAAAATTTAAGTCCTACTTCCTTACATAATCCTGAACGAAATCCATATCCTCCAATACGAATTGGAACTCTCTCGTTGTTAAAAATGGCGTGATTATATAATAAACTATTTGATTCACATAAACAATAGTCCATATTTGAAAATGGATATATATACGACTTTTTCCATTTATCAACCACCAACCAAGCTTGAGCATTCCAAGGATCTTCACATCTATATTTATTTGAAAAAATGACCATTCGGCGTCCTGGTGTTCGTAATACTATAGGCATATTTAAGCCATAGTGTAATATTCCCACAAATCCTCTAAATAAACTATTAATTAAATCCATTTTATATTTGTTGATTTTAATATTTTAATTTATTGAAAGTTAATTTTCAAACCCGTTTGGTTTGGTTTGAAAATTAAAACAAACAAAAATAATAAAAAAATAAATGATGGATAACTGGTATAATAAGTTGAACAAGTCTGTTCTTACACCTCCTCCAATTGTATTTTCGATTGTTTGGACAATATTGTATCTAACTATAATTGCGAGTTTCGTGGTTTATCTCCGAAACAAACCTGCATTGTTAGGTATTGTATTTTTCTTGATTCAGCTTGGATTAAATTTGTCTTGGACACCTGTGTTTTTTAGACTAAAAAGGATAAACTTATCCCTATTGATCATTATATTGACTTGGATATTTATTTTATTGACTATGTTTGTATTTTATCAAACAAGTCGATTGTCTGCGTACTTACTTATACCCTATGTTTTGTGGGTTTCTTTCGCAATCTATTTGAATGCATACATTGTGAATAGAAACTGACAAAAGATTATTTTTGGGTGTTTAGTATCTTTTTGAACTATATCTTGAGGAGCGAGCAGGCTTTCGATTCTTATAGCTCATTACGAGAAAAAATACAATCAAAAGCACGAGGGCAATACCTCCTCCCAAGAACCACCAAGATCTGGTATCCATTTTATAGTCTTCTTTTAGATCATTTTTTTCGATCTTTACACCATTTTTAATGACATACATTTTCTTTATTATAAAAAAAAGAATTTTTTATTTCTTTCTTTTAAGATTTACATTTGTATAATCTGTCATTCTTTCAATCTGGGGACGGAGCATTGAACCTTCTTGAGACCCTAAATTTATTTTGGGTGCAAGTTTTATACTTTGATCTTGGATTTGGCCATTGGAACGACCCGAACAAGTGGAATTAATATGGATATTTCCTCTTAATAATTTGGTTTCAGGTTTGATTTTTAATTCTTCGACTTCGTGGTATTGTATTTTCGTGACTTGACCTTTTACATTGGAGTGCATTGAACCTTGGATTCGGTCCTGTAATTGTTTTCCCAACCGACTTTCTGTATTCCTAATATTTATGTTTTGGCTGGGATTTGTAAAAGATTCATATTGAATATGATTTTGGATTGAATTTTTGGTATATTTTTGGGTAGTGGATTGAGCAGCATTTGGATTATATTTTATTCGAGCATCTGTGGATTTTTTGAGTAGTTGGTTGATAATATTTTGGGAGACTCCAATTTCATGGGGTTTTCGTATATACTGATGTTTAGAAGTAGAAACATCTAAATTTATTTTTACATCTTTAACGGATCTGTAGTCTTTGGCTTCTCCAGGGCATACAATTTTCTTTGTAAAATCTGCAATATTTGCAATTGGAGCAATGCTTGTATTGTTTCGGGGAAGTCTCGACAAAGGTAGTAAATCAACAGGTCTCAAAATGGGAGGTCTAAATGCACCATCATTATTTACTCGATAGGGCATTTTACTTTGTTGTCCCTTGTAGAATAAATGTTGGCCCATCCTATTTCCTGCATTTGAACCAAAATTATCAAAAGAGACTCCAACCATGGGGTTAATTCCTCTGGGATAAACCAATATTGATTCAGCTACCCGATTTCCAGATTCTTGGATTTCTTGGTCCAACATTGAAGTATCAAATACTTTATCAATTCTACGGGTTGTTATGCTTTTAGGTGGGTCGCGTAAAATATTATTATTTGTTCCCCAACTTTCAACAGAAGGTAAAGAAACTTTTCCATAATTTGTTATTCCAGAATAACTAAAAGACATCTTTATTTTATTATTGCCTATAAATGTTTTAAACACAAAATAATAACTAAATAAAATGATGAATACCCAAGATAATTCTACCCTTGTATTCAAGGCTATCCATTCTTTTGTTATGGCATTGAACCAAGAATTTGGAACTAAGAATAAGCCTTTGGTTTTGTATGCAAGATTGATTGAACAGACTACATTTAGTCATAATGTTGCAATCCAAAAGCACATCCAAGCCTTTACTAAATTTTGTGTGCAAAATAGGGAAGCTATATATGATAAGAAGGCTGAATGTTTGAGTTTTCCCCGAATTAAATATTCGGATAGGGTATATATAGATATGAAAGATGTTTTCAAGTTGGCCAATTCGGAAGAAAAAAATGTAATTTGGCAACATATATTGACTATCAGTGCTTTGGTAGATGGCACAGGAAAGGCTAAAAAAATTCTCAAAGAAACTTTGGAACAGAAAACCGAGTCTAACGAAGCCAATTTCCTTACGGATATTATAGAAAAGGTGGAAAAGAATATTGATATCGAAAGTTTAAATCAGGCAAATCCCATGCAAGCAATTGGTCAAATTATGAGTTCAGGTATTTTTACAGATTTGATTTCTTCTATGAATGACCAAGTGAGTACAGGAAAATTAGATATGACTAAGATGCTTGGTGTAGTTCAAAATATGGTTGGGACATTATCTAAAGATGATCCCAATATTGGACAGATGGTTTCGGGTTTATTACAATCCCTACCCGATGCCCAACAATTGGGGGAACTTCAGGGTCAAGATACCCAAAACAATCAAACCCCTCAATAAATTGATCTTTTTAATGTTGAAATATCCATTAAAAAGAAAACAAACACAAAGTAAACACAAAGTAAACACAAAGTAAACACAAAGTAAACATGTCTGATGAAGAAACTTTGGAAGATGAATTAAATGAACTAAATGAATTAAATATACCAAGTTTACGACCCAAGAAAAAATCAATGTCGAGTGAACAGGCTTCTTTTGTAAAAAAGGATGGGCATCAAAATGAACAAGAATTTGGTCAATTATTAGCCGGAAGCGTGGTCAAAACAGGTAGAGAAAAAGCAGATATTGAATATAATGGATATACATTTTCTTTAAAAAAAATGTGTAAAAGGATTCAGTTTGCTCTATATAGTCGTAAAAGTAGTAATTGGTTGACAGATACAGAATCTTTTAGACTTTGTAAAGAATGTTTAGATATTTACCCTGAAACATATGACATGTACAAAAAAAACAAAACATTCTACAAGGAAAATTTAAGAGAAAAAATAATTGCTTTAAAAAATTATTTGTCGAGTAATACAGAACATTTACGCGATTTTTTGAGTTGGATTATGTTTAAGAATAATGTAGATTTTTTAGTATTAAAGGATCATACCCAACATTATATTTACTATTCCAAGCAGGTTGTAGATACATTAGTTGATTATGTTCAGATTACAACTTCCCAAGTAGTAAAAAGGAATGATTACCCAGACCAAAAAGTTTTATTGAAATGTGAGAACAAGAATAAGAAGATCACAAATTTAATAGAGATTGAAATTCGTAATTCTACTCCACAGCATTTTGCAAGGTTGTTATGTGTATGCAATAGGGATGTATTATTTTATCTTTTACAGGAAAAAATCAAGGTAGAGCAAACTTTAGTAGATTTTGTCGTGCTCAAGGGGGATGCGTGTGAAATATTAAAAAAAGAATAATTTTTATTTATTAATAAAATGCTTACCCAATTGGCTTCTTCTGCTCTATTTACTCTGACAAATATTTTTACCTTGATGTATCTTGGATGGACATTTAAAGCTCCATCTTCCATCAATGCCCAAGATTGGAAAAGAAAATGGATTGTTTTCTTTGCCTGGTTTAGTTTGGTATCCATGAGTTTGATTAGTTTAGCAGGTTTCGGTCTACCACTTGTTGTATTTGCTATTCCAATTTTGACCAGTATTTTTACCTTGGTGTATCTTGGAATGACTTTTACTCCTCCCAGATCTATAGATCCCCTGGATTGGAAACGTAAATGGATTATTTTCTTTGCTTGGTTGGCAATTGTTTCCCAATTATTGGGTTTATTTTATCTTTAATGATAAGAAGGCCATGAAATAATTATTATTTCATGACTCTGTTTAATATTACTTTGGGTTTCCACTCGATTCTTTCCTATTCTTTTTTCACCTTGTCCATAACTATATTGCCAACTTGGAAATTCAAATCTAAAATCTTTGTATAATTCTCGTATGGTTTCACAATCATTATAGGTAAGAATGAATCCACCCTTATGTTGTTTCAATTTTTCTGCGAGTTGGGTATGATTAAAATTCTTGTGATGGATTGGAAAATTACAATTGGGATACATGGGCTTGAACATCTTACTATCCCCTTCTAAATAATAAGGTGGATCTAAATACAAAAAATCTTCTTTGTGTTTTTCCAAAACGTGTTCAAAAGAACTACATTCAATGCTTAACTTGTTATTCCATTGTAATCGTTTCAATCTTTCGATTCTTCGTTTGAATTTGTCCTTGTTAATTTCATTTGAACTTGGCCATCCCAAAAACATTGGACCATAAGATAAGGACATATTATAGTAATAATATACAGCCTGTAAAACTGAGTTGGAATCTAATAAATCTAAATCTTGGGGTTTTAGGGGTATTTTTGTTTTTGTATGATATTCCAAATCTTGGGGTTTAATTTTTTCCCAATAATTCAATAATACATGTCTATTGTAAGTAAATTCAGTTTCAGTAATTTCAAACTTTTCCAATTCACAAATAAACTCGGATTTTTTATAAAGTAATACATTCCAGAAATTAACAAGTAGATCGAAAACATCATATCCAATCACTTGGATACCTAAATGTTGGCTCAATACGAGTTCAAAAGATCCGCCTCCAAAAAAAGGAGAAACAATTTTTTTATCTTTTAATTGGGGTAAATTTTCAAGTAAAAATCCAATTGCTTTGGATTTCCCCCCTGCATATCGTAATGGGGATAAACATACTCTTTTGTATGCTTGCTTTGTTGCTTGCCCAACTTTCTTGGAAAGGCTATTCAAATAATTCTTAAATTCTTGGGAAACATCTTTTTCGTACATATTCATGGAGTATTTCAAGTATATTTATATACCTTTATAAAGGTATAAATGTATATAAATCAATTTTTTACAAAGTACTTTGCAAACCTTTACAAAGCATCTTCAAAACTTCGAATTGAGTTGGAAAAATATTCATCAAATTCTTGGGGAGTAAGATTTGGATATTCCCTTTTCAGACTTTCAATCATTTCAGGAAAATGGGTCGCTTTAAAGGTTAAATAGTGAATTCTTTTTGTGTCTTCTGAAAAAGTCATTTCAATTAAAATATCTTCTTGCTTATGATTTTGTCCAATCCCTTCTAATATTTTACGATTCACACTTTTCTTAAAAGATGAAAATTGTTCAGTTTCAAAAATAAGATCAGGAAATGCAGCTTGAAAAATATTAAGTATTCTATGATAATAACCAGTCGTACAATTCCATTCATTCGATTCATCTGTTGCTGTTGATTTATTGGATTCAAGATCTTGGATTAATAAATGTTTCAGATCATCTGAAAGGGATGACCAGACCAAACAACACACCTCAATGAGGGTTATTCCCAAAGGTAAAAGTTTGGTTTGGTCATTTACAATTCGTCTTGTAAAAAATTCAAGGTTGTAATGATTGGATTCAATAAAATTGTAAATAACAACTTTATTTGTCCTGGAAAATGTTTTTACAATATATTTAAGCACATCTATTCTCGGAACAAATAAATGCACATTTTCTCGGTGTTCCCAATATTTGGATAAAGTTTGTATTTTTGAAATACCCAAACATTTTTTTGCTCTTTCCTTTATAGAATTATCCGTAGTATGCATCAATACAATATCTGCACAATCCGTTTGGTGTTTGTATGCCAAGTTTTCGTTTTCCATCTGGTCTACAAACCAATCTAAATATATTTTAGAGAAACGAGTCCACTTGAAAAGTTGGAATAAATTTTTCATAATTTGTATTTCTTCTTCAGTATTTTTTACGGCCGTATACAATACATAATAGGCTTGAACTTTCAACCAGGGATTGCTACAACTTTCGATTACATGAATTCTATAATCTGTATTTTTTATGGTATGAAACATATATAAAATACTATTGTATAGATCACATGTTTCCGCAACCCGAATACGCCTAAGAATATCAATTTTCTCATATAAAATCAAGAAATGTATAAATTCCAATACTAATTTGGTGGGATGAACCATATAAGCTGAACCCAATAATTCAATCAATTGATCCAACTCGTCTGTTTGTAGGGTTTGTAAGGCCTCAACTCGTTCGCTTAGTGACAAACTAAAATCTAAACAAGTTTGTATCATTTGTTTATTTTAGAAATTGTTTTATGTATATAAATCGTTTAAGTGTATCCCTAAAATAAATTCGAGTTTGATTCATAATCGATTTTAAATTGTCTTGTGTAATGTTTTCAAAATATGGGCCTATTTTTATTTGAATAGGTTGATCCCAAACACAACCCCAATACGTGTCTACATAATCAAGGGCCATTAAAGAAATGGGAATACCCAATTCTTTTGCAATATTAAATATACCAGAACGAATTTTTCCACCATTCGCAGGGTGAATATAAGGAGATAAATTGGCATACAAGATTACGTATTTATTTTGGGTTTTGACAATGTTTTCAATTTGATTTTTAGTCGATTCGTACGAGTTTCCATCTTCCCTATAAAAACAATGAATGGGTGCATATTTCATTTGGAAAGTTTTGTAGAAAGCTTTTCTCATGAAAAATGCAAAAGGTTTGGGGAAAATTAAGGGAAGAGCCGATTCCAAACGATCCGAACAATAATTCATTAATATAATATGGGGTTTGGGATTTAATTCTGAAAAATTATCATATATACGACCTGCATGACCATAACTACTTATCAACCGATTGCGTAATTGTTCAGGTGTAGAAGAAGTATAGACTGAGAAAATAATATTAAAAAAGAGTAAAAAGTTTCTTTTGTAAATTAGTGTTATAATTAAACCTATAATTAAACGTATGGGTAAAGGGGCAAATTTAAGTTTGAGTAGTGTAAGGAGTAGTACAAATAAACAAATCGTAAAACAAAAAACAAAAAATACTCTGTCCCGAGTTAAATCATATAAACAGGGTAAAATCAGTGTATTCAGTAAACATAAAATAGATGAAATTTTCTGCATGATTAGTTGTAGTCTATTTTTTTTTAATTAAAGAAAACACTAAAGAAGAAAAAGAATGAGTGTTTTAAACATTAAAGAGTTGGATTTGGAATTGATCTCACCCAATACGAATAATTATGGAGATACAGAACAAGGTGGTTCTAAAATTGTAATCATTGGTAAACCCAAATCAGGTAAATCTTATCTAATCCGAGACTTGTTGTATAGTAAAAAACATATTTTTCCATGTGGATTAGTCATTAATGGAACAGAAGACTCGAATCACTTTTATAGTTCAATGTTTCCTGAAACATTTATCTATAATCAAATGAATACAAATGTGATTCAAAACTTTAAAAGAAGACAGCGTTTGGCCAAACAACTGCTCCCAAATCCGTGGGCAGTTTTAATTTTAGATGATTGTATGGACCAACCCGGAATCTTTAAAACTCCACTTTTTATGGACATTTTTAAAAATGGTCGTCATTGGAAAATGAACCTTATTATGGCTATGCAATACTCAATGGATATACCACCAGGATTAAGAATTTGTATTGATGGAACTTTTATTTTTAGAGAACCCAATCTAAAATATAGAAAGAGTTTATATGAAAATTATGCCAGTGTAATCCCAGATTTTAAACTTTTTTGTGATTTAATGGATGAATTAACCAATGATTATACAGCCCTATACATTCATAATAACACAGCCTCAAATAAACTTGAAGATTGCGTGTTTTGGTATAAAGCCAAAAAAGTTCCAGATGAATTTAAATTTGGCTCTAAAGATTATTGGAATTTCCATAAGGATCGTTATGATGAAGATTATAAACACCCCCTGTAAATTTGTAAGTTTAAAGTTTTAATACAAATTTTTCGTATTAAAACACACTTTTTACTTTCTACAAAGGTTTTGGGTAAACCAATTACATCGATTTCCAAAACCCAAATAAGCATCTTCTAAAGTAAGATGTCCTCCCACACCACTTTTAATCTGATCATAACCAGACATTCCAAAAACAGGAATTACATTTACTTGAGCCAATGAGGGAGCTCCCGCTGGAGTAGGAGGTTGAATATTATATCCCATATTATACTGACCCAAAGTATTATACAAACAGCTACTTTTATTATTCATTGCTTTTATTAAAACTTAAAATCTTAAAATTTTAAAATTTTCTGTTCGGTGAGTATCTTTCCTCCGTGTTTAAGATAACATTCTTTTCGGGTATTAAAATGTTTTTTCAAAATAGAATAATCATCTACCAAATCATAAATCCGAGGAACAATGTCCCTTTTTCGAAATACTCTTCCCAAATACTGAATAAAATATGACTCAATATCTGCTGCAACAATCAATGCATTTAAATATGGAGCATCAAAACCCACTCCCAATTTTTGGATCGTCCCAATCAATACTTTTGATTCGCGGTCAGGTTGTTTTGAACCATATAAAGCAACTACATTGATTTCTTTTTCTTGGAGCATTTTCTCCAAAATTTTAATTTGTTCCACTCGTTTACATAAAATCAAGAAATTATATTCCAATTTTGAAACAATTTCTACAATCAACTGATTTCGTTTTTCATCTATAGCTTGTTGATTTAAAATATCATTCCAATCCACTCTCGCTTTTGGGTTGGGTCTGTTGATGATGGGTTTAAACCCAGTTTCGATTTGATAAACAATATGCTTACGATGTAGCTGCCGATCAATCCTTTCTTTTCCAAAATATAAATCTAATAAAATATCCAAACCATCTTCACGATAAGGTGTAGCAGAAAGGCCGATCAAGTAAGATGGGGTAATATATTGAAAACAGGTTGATAAAATTTTGGAAACAATTAAATGCACTTCATCCACAATCACCAAACCTATTTCGGGCATATATCCAAATTTTGGCAAGTTGATCGCATTTACAATAAAAAAATCACAAGACCAATCAATAATTTCAGATGGTTTTAGGATATGTATTTTTGGCTCTTCTACAAATTGGTTCAATACATCTACCCATTGGTTTAGTAAAGTGAGTCGATTCACTATAATCAAAGTTTTCATCTGAATTTTACAGGCAAAATATGCAGCCAAAATGGATTTTCCAAACCCCACATGGGTAGAAATAATCAGAGATCCCTGTTCATTTAATATTTTAATGGCTTCATTACGCACCACCTTTTGTTCTTCTCTTAATTCCCCCTTAAATTTAAATTTTTCACTATTTTTTTCATGGACCATGGGTTTTTGATTAAGCACAGCTCGGGCATAAAAATAAGGCGCAAATACAATACCATTTTCTATTCGATAAGGCTGTAAAAAGGTATGCACGGGGGGTAAATTATTTTTTGTAGAAACAATGGTGAGGTTTAGGTCTGCATCCATTTGTTCAACCTGTTCGCGAATCAGTTGGGAAGATACAACTCGAATAGACATATTACTTGTAGACTTTATGGTACGAATGATCGAATTTAAATAAATCAATTTTTAATTATTTTATTTTTTTAATAACAAATTTTATAGCCCAAATAAGCTAATAAATCCCGAATTTCATTTGATATAATTTTTGTTTTTTGGTCTGGATTGATTTCTAAAATCATAATTTTCAAACGATCCAATTCATCTTGTAAGTATTTTATAATCATTTCTTTGGCCTCTGGGGAAAGCTGTAATTCATCTGGAATATATTTCCAAATATCATCTATTTCAAAAGTTAACAAATCATTATTGTCATTCATTGTTTAAAAGTATTCCAAGATTATTTAAATTATTACTTATTACATCATGAATGAATTGATACTATCCATCTCCAAGGATCGAATTCTTCCAATGGTTTCGGGGGTCATTGATTTTCCCAATATATCATTTGTTAATCAACTCTATAAACTTGTCAATTTCATTGTAAAAAATATCATGAATCTTCTCATCCTCCCTATACACTCGAATATTACAAATCAATCCAAATTGGAATTGGTCTTGTATGCCATGTTTCCCAAGGATTGGCTGGCTTTGGCTGAACATTCTCCAAATTCGTATATTGATATTTCTAAAACCATTACAGACTATGAAAGTTCCCACAAAAATAAATTAAATGATGAACAAACTAAAAAAATTTCAAAAATATTGGAATTTTTATGTTATGAGATTATTGAATTAACTACACTCTATATTATAGAAGAGGATTTAAATTTACATTTGTATGAATTCTCTCCAAAACATATTTTAAAGGCTATAGAATTAGATCCAGTATTAAATGGAATCATTAAAAGACAACAAATTTATATGATCGATTCAACCCAAATACCAGACATACGACTCAAAACATCTCTAAATTTATCCCATAAAAGCGATAAATTAATTCGAATTTATTTATCCATTTTACTAAAAACCATGTTTAGTATTATGAATTAAAAACATTGATATAAAGCATAAATGAGCTGTTTCAGTGATTTAGAAAACGTAAGTCAAATGATAGACGAAGATGAAAAGAAATTACTCAAAAAACTTGGTGAAAAATTCTATGGAAACATGGATATGGAAAAATACGGACCCAAGTTTGCTCACGAAAATACAGATCTTAGGGACGAAGAAGACATCAGAAAAATTAAATATTTCCAATTGAAAAAAGCTATGCAATCTGGATTATTATTTGAAGATCTAAGTGATGACGAAAAAATATTGGTAGAAGAATTTGAAAAACTTGAAAAACTTGAAGCATAATTACAAATTAAAAAACATTATATATTTTTTTTTAATTTCTTGGTTTACAATCTTATCAACCCACATGGATCAATATATGACTGAGGTCGTTGGGTTGGTGGCTGGGTTGGTGGCTGGGT